GACGAACTTAAATGTCTTCGATCATCAAAGGTGAGTTTGTTAAACTCCCATCGAGCCACAGCCCAGTTCTATTTATGTTTTGAGAATTCAAAACACCGAGAGTCCCGAAGCTGTAGTTTGAAGACACTTCAAGAGGGCGGGATAGTTAGTCAGTCTATCCTTATGTTTAATCGACTTGACCACTAAGGTTTGAACTTCTAACCTTTGTAGTCGTTTATTGAACCTTGTTGTCGGCTTATTTTCGACATCAAAGGCCCACCCTAAACCAGGAGAGGTTTCTCCTACAGCGGGCAAGCTGCCCACTACGGCTTCAACTTGTTTTCTCAAGTACATAGCCGACCGTATACAGCCCTTCTTATAAAGAAGATTTGCTGTTGCGATCATGGAGACAACTTCACTGACTTCCGTCTTTCTGTCTGGGAATTGACGTCTTACATAGATCGGAGTTACATCCTTTCCATTAAAGGCGTCCATTCCGCAAGATTCTCGAAAATAACCTTTCGAAAAGGATTTTTTGAGACTTACAACATTACCAAAAACGGATAATGTTTCACAGACAGAATCAACACTATCTACTGGTATGATGATGTCATCACCATACACGTAGATTTTCTTTGAAACGCATTTAATGCTTTTCAAAGAGATCGGGAGTTTATGTTTCCTTATTGAAGCAAGTACAACTAAGCAATAGAAGTACATTGCCTCCATTGGGAAACATAGTGCGGAACCCATCGAAGCAAATTTTCGAAGGTAAAAGGTTATATCGCCTTGAACCGTAGAAATGGTTGCTCGATTTGATCTTGTTATAAAAACAAGATCTCGGAGGGTTGGATTTACCGACAGCATCTCATAGATCAAGTCCGAATGGACGCGATCTGATGCCGCAGATAGATCTAACGTTGCAAAATCACGAAACTTGGAGGAGTGTAATGCTAATTTTTGATTGATCTTTTGATCAGTAAAATTAACATGCCCACCTGTAAGTGGGTTACTCTCAATGCGATCGACTACATAGTCTTTCACAGCTTGTTGCGTGTATTGCATTACCGTGGGTTCTAAAGCAATTACTCTAGGTTTTGATTGAGTTTTCGGTACGGTAACAACTCGTACAGGTAACTCATCGCCTATCCTCATTTCTAAGGGTTCGTACTTTGACTTATGGGCAGCGAGGGATGATGAAAACATTACATCATCTTTCTCAAAAGCCCATGAAAGTCGAAGCGGCCAACCGTAATCCGGAATATACTTCTTATTTCCGGTCTTACGGTCGGCAGTCGAACCTGGCCCGTGTTTTGGAATTAAGGTTGAGTTTTCAACCATATCTCCAAAGACGTGTGCAGTAATGAGACGAGTAACAGCAGAAAAATCATCCCAATCACGATCAGTGATCGAGTTGACTTTCTCCTGGAGCTTCGCATCGACACGATAGAAGTCATGAATCGCTGCAAAATTTCGCTTTTCGGAACAGTTAAGCTTGACCTTTTTGAAGGCTGAGCAGATCTGCCGAATAGCAAATACAGCATTATGATTAATTTCTTCAACATCGTACAGAACTCCCGTATTTGGTTCAAAAATGAGCTTAGTGAAACCCTGCAAAAAGGCAGGGATACACTTGTATTTCTTAAAACCGATGAAATACAAAGAAGTTATCTTACCTTCTTCGATGCATGTCATCATGTCATCAAGAAACTGAGGTAATGTGATTGTCAAAAATGACAATCCCTCATTTAGTAATCTTGAATTTATATATTCAAGATCACGCTCCTGAACCTGGGTTGAACACTTGTCACAGCAATCCATAATTATGGATGCTATGAATTTTAAGGCTCGCATGTCTTTTCATTCCTCCTTATAGGTAGGAATACAGGGTCATGCAGCGATCCAGTCTAACTGGGTCAACAATAGACTTATAGTCTACCTTGTTAGCCTCAACGAGGCTAATGTTGAGAGGCCAATACTTCAGCAATATTTGCTGTTGTAAGCCACCCAATAAGAGCGTCAACGAGGTTGTCCAAATCAGTGTCGTCGAACCCAAAAGCGGGTTCGTCGATTACGAGGTAAGCACCGGCCTTCTGATAAGCATTTTCTGCTGTCAGAGGATCGGCGGCTATCTCAGTAAGATTGATTCGGACCATACGACGAGTCCGTTTTCCGGACTCCTGATGGGACACGATAAATTCTTTCGTGCCATCAGCTGTGCGATAAGTTGAGGATTTACCTTCGCTAAAAATGCGAATGTAATCTTCAGCCACCGTATCGTATGTAATTGACTGTGGATCAGTAAGCATGACATGCCTCCTTCCAAGTATACTCATGTTATATCTTTAGGCGAGAAATTCCTAAAGCTATGAGTATAGATTTTTGCCAGGCTGAAAGGTCTGGCAGGTTTAAGTTGAAACCAAATGGAGACGCTGTTGCGCGTGACTTTAAGTCATAGTGCGTACTAGTTTTTGCATAATAACTGAACCATTCATCTTTGGTCCAGTTATGCATCGTACGCACTTTAAAGTCACACTCTGCTACGTAATCCTTTTTAGTATGCAACATTACATAAGCATACTTGGCTACTAAATGGTCTTCTAAATCTGAGCATAAGTTAGAAATAACATCGCCCAGATTGGAATACCAATCAGCAAGCCAGGAGTACGGAAACAGTTCGTACAACAATTCAGGGTCCAACTCAAGACCCCAAAGGCGCTGTATAGCGCTTACATCTCCCCATTTTTGAGATTTAAGGCCAGGTATATAATACCTGAACTTTCCACTGAAACTGCAAGTACGGGTGCTCTTAATAGAGAGCTTATACTTATCGATTATTCGAAAAGTAGAAACCGTCGCTGCATTGTTGGGGTATAACATGTATCCACCATCAATAGGTGAATCATAGTTATCCTCATCTTCATCAGTGAAAAGTATACCTTTTCGACGTATCCAGACCCCATTATCGCGCTTCAATTGCGCGACCTGTTTATCAATTGATTTGATAGACTTTAAGAGGTCGAATATGTCCCTTAGAAATGGTTTCCAACCAAATTCAAGAGCTAAGTAATTACCGCCTAAATCGCGGAACTTCTTAATCCTTTTGAATAATAACTGTGGAGTATCTTTAAGCTCAGCTATCGCTTGACCAAGCGATACGACTGGCTTACCAGGCTTGAAACGATTCCAGGCCTGGGCTCCAAAGGATGAACATTCATCCCAGTTATTCAACGATTCACTATGATAGTGATAACCGTCGTAGATTGGTTGCGGTACAGCTTGAAACTGCCCATTATAGATCTTCAAAAATGAAGAATTCCATAATTGACCGCACATAGCTGATGGCACCACATCGAAGGTCGTAGTCATAGATCCACTAATAAAATCACCCCCAGATTTGGGGTAATCTGAATGGATGTTATCATAAGTCTCTTGTTTACGAGACTCATAGATAGGTCCAAGTACAGATTGGGGAGCGGCATTGTAATAGTATGTACCGATTAAATCGCGTACAATACTTACAGGCCGTGTCCTTTTTCGTGATGTTTTAGCAGACATAAGACTATTCCTCAAAATATGGTAAGTTTTCA